CTGGGCAAAAAGTTTCGGGGCATTAAAAGAAAAAAGGCTTCGTTAAGCCATTTGGAGGCACTTGAGCGGGCGCAAAACAAGGCCTGACGAGGATCGCTCAGATCGAAGAGTGCAAGTCCCGTTGACCCAGGCCGAGCGGGAGGCTCTCGACGAGCTTTGCAAGGAGCTTGGATTGAAGCCCGTTGACGTGATTCGACGCGGCCTCAATTTGCTGGTGGAACAGCATAAAAAAGAGACTTTGCCACCTACGATTTGCATGTCAGGCAACAAGGCCACGCTGGCTGCAAAAGAGGCGGCTCTGGAGGCTTTCCGGGTCTGCGGCAACGTGGCTGTGGCCGCTAATCGCGCAGGAGTCACGTCCAGGACGATTGCCCTGTGGGCTCAGAGCGACCCCGTCTTCAACGAGTTGGCCAACGAGGCCAAGGCGCTATCGGTTGGTCACATCCGCGTAAAGCTTCACGAGCAGGCGGCAGAGGGTAACACGGTCGCCATGTTTGGTGTCCTCAACGCGCTGGATCCAGAGTTTGGCGCGGTGCGCACAGCAATGATCCAAAAAGTGGTGGAGCCTTTATTGGAGCTGGTAATCAGGCATGCTCGGCGATATATTTCAGGGGACGATTTGCAGCGATTCGCTATCGATGTCGGTCGATCTGGCGAGCAAGTCTCTATCGCAGCGACTTCTCGAAATCGCCGCTGAGGGGCCCTGCGACGAGCAGCCCTTTCGGGAATACGACACAGGCACCGTAGAGGGCTTTGAGCGCTTCTGCTCCGAGGTGTTGGGAATTCGCGTTTGGAGCCGCCAGCGCGAGATCGTCCAGAGCTACTTTGATAACCTGAGAACGGCTGTCAGAAGCGGTCACTCGGTAGGCAAGACCACGATTGTGGCCGCCATCTGCGTCTATCACTTTTCGGTTCGAGGCCTTCCGTTTTACACTACGGCGCCAGGTGCCGACGCGGTAAACGATGGCGTCTGGAAAGAGATCCGGCGTCTTTACCAAGGGTCGAAACGACCTCTCCCCGGCAAGATTGGCGAAAGCCCGATTTGGAAGGTTGACGGAGCCGCTGGCTGGTGGGGCAAGGGCTTTTCTACTAACAAGGCGGAGCGAGCCCAAGGGCGTCACGAGATTGGCCTCCTGGTGGTGGCTGACGAGGCTGCAGGCCTCGAGGAGTTTGTCTGGGACGCTTTGGAGTCCAGCATGGCCTCCGAGGGTGTCCGAATGCTCATTATCGGCAACCCAAACGCAATCCGGAACACGTTTTACCAAGCTTTCCACGAGCAGAAAGACATGTGGCACCAAATCCACATCTCGAGCCTGGAAAGCCCCAACATCACGAAGTCAGAGCCTGGCATCCCGGGCCTAGCTACCCCGGAGTGGGTGGCCGCTCAGCAAGTCCGATACAAGGACGAGCCCCAGAAATACCGCTGCCGAATTCTGGGCGAATTTCCAGAGACCGACGCTGCGGACAAAACGCTTCCGATGGAGTGGATCGAGTCCAGCCAGCAGCTTTGGCTGGAACTCGAGGAAGAAGAAGAGTATCTCGAGCAGGAGCCTCAGATCCACTCCGCTTTTGTGGACGTGGCCGGCTGGGGCAAGGACAATTCGGCCTTAAGCTATTTGCGCGGCCAGCGCTTCCACGTCGAGTTTGAGACCTCGGACAAATCTGATGAGGGCCTGATGATCCTGGCGACCAAAGTTGACGCCTGGGTCAGAAGCCTGCCGGACCACCAAAAGCCTAAGTTCCTGGCGGTGGACTGCGACGCGATTGGAGCAGGCGTTTATAGCCGCCTGGCAGTCCTCCGTGGCCGCGATCCAAGCGGCTGGGGGCGGTGCCAACTAAAGCGCTTCAACTGGGGCGGAGTCAGCTCCAAGCCAAAGCTTTATCAATACCAAATCGACGAGCTCCACTGGGAGCTTCGCAAATTGATCGACCCGAGCTTGCCCCGGCATGAGCGCCTGGCCATCCCGCCCGGGAAGAGGATCGCTGCGCAGCTCAACCTGCGGAAATACTCGGAAGACGTCAGGGAGCGTATCAAAGTGGAGACGAAGGAACAGCTCAAAAAGCGTAACGCCAAGTCTCCTGACGTGGCTGACTCCATTGTTGGCTGCATGTATCGCCCCAAGATCGCGTCTGCCGTGGCGATCCTCTAGTGTTGCGCCAAATCCGCCGCGCAATGGGCGCGGTCAGTCGCCTGGCAATGGGCACGGCTCGCAAGTTTGGGCGGGCTCTGGGCTGGGATTTGCTTTCCGGCCGTGGCCGCATGCGCAACGAGGGCGAGATTTTGTCCCTGCTGGGCAGCAACTCCAGGCTGGGAAGCCCGGTTGACGCGATTGCTACCGACGTTTCCCGCGCTGAGTGGGTATTAAAAAAGAGAGTCAAAGGCGAGCTTGTTGAGGTTGGCCGGCTTGGGACAGGACACAACGTGTCGCAAGACCCGTTGCTGGTGGCTCTCAATCGCCCCACTTATCGCCTCGGGTGGAGCGCATGGCTCTATGTGCTCACCACCTGGCGCTTAGCCTGTGGTTTCGCCCCAATCTGGCTGCAAGAACGCGACGGATCAGGCCGCCCATCTAGCCTTCAGCCGGTAGGGCCTGATGAAATCCAGGAGACTCGCCCTCGCGTCAACCACGAGGGGCAACCCTACTTTGTGATTCGCCAGGACGGCCTGACCGAGAATGTCCTAGAGAAGGATTTGCTCTGGCCCTTCCGAGTCGACCCCAAAGACTCTCGAGGGGCGGGCCTAGGTAAGGCCAGGGGCGTCGAGGACGATGTTTCGGCCGACGAGTCCATGTCCGCCTTCAATGCGGCTTATTTTGCCAATGGTGCGGTTCTGGGCCCGGTTTTGAATATCCCGGGCGGCGACTTGGACACGCTCAAAAAGGAGTGGAGACAGGAGCGCAAAGGCGTCCTGAACTTCCACAAGCCCTTGTTGACCAATACTGACTCCCCGATCCAACTCGTCAACACCACTCCGGGAATGAAAGACCTTGCCATGAGCGAGGGGCGCCTGCTTGGTCGAGACTTCATTTTGCAGGCGTTTCACGTATCACAAGCCCGGATCGGCGTCCTAAATGGGGCAACAAGGGCCGAGATCGAGGGCAGCGACCTCCACCAAGCGCAAAATTGCGTTTTGCCCGAGCTGATCTACTGGCGAGAGTTTTTCAACCAGCATTTGGTGCCGCTTTGGGGTTCAGACTACTTCTTAGACTTTGTGACGCCAGTAAAGCAGACGGCGGAATTCCACCGACTTCTGGCAGAAACGGGCGTGCGCGGCGGCTGGCTAACCGTCAACGAAGCCCGCAAGCTTCACAATTTTGAGCAGTTAGACGGGGGAGACATGCTGCTAATCCCCGTCAACAACGTGATCATGCTGGACGTTCGGGGCGGGATCAAGGTGCCAGACATTGCCACCCAGTTGCGGATGAACGGCGGGCAAAAAGTGGAGCCAACCGCCAAGGAGTTGGCCCTCACCAATGCTCTCAAAGCCTTTTTGCAGGAGACGTCTGCAGTTGAATGACCTTCCAATCAAGCGCGGTGCCCTAAACCAGGAAGACCTAATCAGGAAAGCTAGGCTTGGGCCGCCCACAAACTCAGAAAAGAAAGGGGAGAATCGCCATGAGCACTCCGATCACCAAGGCGACCGAGGTTCGAGTCCGCTCGGTAGACGAAAAGAATTTCACCGTTGAAGCCGATGTAAGCGGCGAGGCTGTGGACCGCCATGGCGAGATCATCTTGTTGTCTGCCTGGAGCAAGCGGCTAGACAACTACATGAAAAACCCTTTGCTTTGCTGGCAGCACCCTGTTGGGGCTCGCTCGGCCCCTCGCGAGCCCCAAGACATTCTAGGCAAAGCCCTTGAGGTTGAGGTTCAGCAGACGTCTCTTTATTGCAAATTCCAGTACGCGGTTGATCAGAACCCCCGCGCCAAGATGTGCTTCGATTTGATTGCTGGCGACTATCTGCGCAGCTATTCGATTGGAGCCATCCCCTACGGGCCCGTCTATGCGGACGCCCCGGAAATGCTCCTCAACATGCTGCCACCGGCCGCCAAAGAGGCCTTGCTCAGCGGGGAAGCCTGGTGCGTACACACGGATATGGAGCTGCTTGAAATCTCCAACGTCTTTTGTGGCAGCTACCGGGACGCTCTAGCTCGAGCCTGCCGAGACGGGGTGATCCAGCGCTCTGTAGCGCCTGAGCTTTTCCGGGCAATCAACGCCTCTAGTGGAAACCATTGGCCTGTATCAAAGCAGATCCGCCCGGAATCTGACCCCGCAATGCGAGCGATTGTCGAGATCAGGGGGGAAATTCAGTCGCTAAAGCAGCTTTTGGAGACTTACAACACCCCCGACGAGCTTCAAAACGGCAACCCTATTGCCCGGCTTGAGGCCAGCTTAGACGAGCCAGGCAAGGGCGCTTTGGTCCCAGAGCCGGTGCAAGAAGCCGAAAAAGAGGCCGAAATCACTCCCGAAAGCCTTATCAAGGCCTTCTTGGAGCTAAAAACAGCCTAAGTCACACCAAATAGAGATTAAAGACGCCTGCGGGCGTCTTTTTTTATTGCCTGGCTGGGCCAGGAGAAACGAAAGGAGACAAATCTGTGTCTACTAGCGCACTAGAAACGGCGGCCCAGCAACTGGCTGAAAAAGCCATGGAGCAAGTTGAGGGCAAAATCCAGGAGAAGGTGACCGATGCCGTCACCAAAGCGGTGGCTCCCATGCTTGAAAAGCACGAGCAAAAGACTTTGGAGTTGCTGTCTGGCAACACTTCCGAGCGTGACAAAACTTCGCAGGACGTACTGCGTGGATGGAGCCGGATTCCAAAAGAGTCTGGTTATCAGCCGCCGCAGAATCCGGCTGACTTGGGCCTGCGTGGCGCCCGCGTCCTTCGCGCTTTCGCCTGCTGCCGGGGTGATGCCAACATTGTTCCCCGTTGGATCGCGGACCAAATCAAAGACAAAGCGTTAGCCGACTATGTCGCCAAAGCGCTGGAGACCGGAACTCC